GCATATTAAGGATGTTATGAAAGAAACAATGCACTTTGGTCAGGTATGTTTAAGTTTTGTTACTGTTGTTCATGAGGAGATTTCGGAGTTATTCCATAAATTGGGTGGTTTCGATCAGTGTGTGATAGGGTTCTTCTCTGACGATGGTGTTATTAGCGCAAGATGCTCTGATGGGCAATTAAGAGCTAATTTAGATATCTCGCAATGTGATGGCTCAATGGGACAGGATTTCCTGAGTTTTGTGAGAGAATGTATTCGCATAGACAACTGGGGTGAAGATATAGACGAATTGTTTAGGCAACTGACTTTACCTATGCGTTTACGACATCCACTTAATAGGAGTAGAAGTATTCTCCTTCTTAATAATACTATGGTCTTGTATTCTGGGTCAACATTGACCACTATATGTAATAATTTTGTGCATATCTGCATAGCTCATCGATTCTCGAAGGTGTATTCCCCAGATAACACCATCGAAGCAAATAAATATTTATATGAGCGCTGTGCTTTCGAGCTTGGTTTTAAAGTGAAGGTTCAGATGTGCACTAGAATGCTTGATTATCAGTTCTTAAAAATGACGCCTGTCTCCGAAACTTATATAGTTAATATTGCTTGCCATTTGCGTGGATTTGGATTTTCCAAAGGTGATATTCCAGGAAAGAGACGAGGATTGACATTAGAACAGGTTGGTGTGAGGTTTTTAGCATCAATAGTGCAGGGACGCCTCAATTGGGGACACACAACTTTACTCGACGCTTTCATAGAAAAATACGGAGCTTTTTTCTCTGGGAGAATTGCTAAAGAAGGCACCGTTCGAGATGATATCACAAGACCTAAAGGGCGTTTTATTCCTGATTACGAGTGGTTACCTCGTTATGATGTTACAGAAGCATGTTATCACGACTTCCTAAACATGTTTCGAGCAGCTAACGTGGGCGACTGTTTGCACCACCCGTTTATAGACGCCGTTATGAAAAAAGATTACTAGTCCGAGTGGCGCCGGCATTTAGCTCACTATCAATGACTTCCCTTTATACCTAAGTGATGAAGCGTAGTTCACTGGGTCATTGGTGTGAGCTAGAATAAGTCAAATGTAGATATCTGTCTAGTTCCCTGACATTTGATTAGCTTTTTGATACAATTTTGGTGAAAACGGTAAGGTGTTCATTTACTGGACATAGGTTGGTACCCTGTGTTACTGTTATCTTACCGTCTGCAGGCATAAAAGAGAAAGGTGACGAATTTTGACTCAATTTTACCACGTTCCAATCCTTTGCTAGCACGCGCGCCATATTAGCGCAAAACCCTATTTAGGGAGGTTACATCGTAATAAAACCGCATAAAAGCGATGTACGTTTTTGAGTTCCTAATCCAAAACAGAATAAAAACAAA